TTCTTTTAATACGTTATCCCTATATGCTCTTGTATGTTTATATGTCGGATTGTCATTATCTATCACTTTATTCATGTTGTTAAAGCCATAAAAAGTATGTATAGATAAATCAGGAGCGTATCTTCTTGCTTTATGAAACGTCTGCAATGTTTCTAACAATCCTCTGTCCGGACTGGACGCAAACATAATTCGCTTGTAATCCCTTTCAAAAGATTCCTTCTCTATTTCACGGATAACATCGAGCCTTACGCCGTTACTCGATATGAGTATTTTGTCCCTCAGAAAGGGCTTTCTCGTTACAAGAAGATCAGCATGCGCTGGCGTCAAGACTATGATAAATCTGAATCTTTCCGCTCTCTCTTTTGTCAGTGTTGGATAATCCACGTCTTGACACAATAGCCAAGCCTCTTGATTATCAAGATTATCCACTATTTCGGGCTTGCGATATATTACCCATATCCCATCTTCTGAATAATCAACATCGTCAACGTGACGCCACTCAACGCCTTTATATATCGGTTGCGTATCTTCTTTAATCGGTGCATAAGAGATCATGTCATACCCACGCTCAGCTAATCGCCAACCCATCTCTACTTGATGCGTTTCCGATCCGCCAATGCCGATTTCAAGATTGCGATAATCCCAATTCTCAAAATGATTGCTATGATAAAATATTAGTTTCATTTGCTTATATAGGTTTCGTATTCCACCATTACGCCAATAACTTTATTGCTGAATGAGAAAATCTCATCGCTTTTAATCCACCGCATACCAGTATTTGTCCAACCAGTAACTGTCAAAACGGTTTTATCAAATAATGTCCTCAATGCCGATTCCAGTGCGTTTAATCCAGTAGTTGTCGCACTTTTATTAAGATTATTCGTTATCAAATTAAACTGTATTCTGTAAAATTCTATGTCATCTTCGTAGGTGTCATCATTCATGGCAAACGCCTGCACAACAGCATAAGGAAACGCCGTGCTTTCAGGCGCCTGTCCATCCCATATTCCACCAGTAAGCACCGATGCCAATGCGGAGCCGGTATATTTCGTCTTTATGCCGTTCATTATATCGGAGATCATTTATCTGTCCATTCCATGGAGTCTAGCTTTAATCTTAGCGAATCCATAGTTGCCATCTGCCAGCCTTCACAATTATCCTCACCGCAGTCGCAAGGAATAGCGAATAGTCCCATTTCCAATAATTGCTTTTCGCTTATTTCTGAATTAATGCAGTATTGCCTTATAAACGCAGTCTGCAAAAGTTTCTCAGCCATATTATCTCCCCCACTTCTGCCTAGCCCAGTCAAGCGCAGGCACTAAGAAAGGTCGTGCTGGATAAAACTCACCATTACGCATTATGTGACCCTTTTCTATGTATGGCAGATAAAAGGTTATTCCGCCAACTTTCACGTCAACGCCGAGCTTGCTTGCATCCTCTTTGAATGATGGCTCATTCGCACCAACCAAAACGTGATCGCTTTTATCAACAGTATGGATAGACGCCTTAGCAAGCCCTGTTCTGCGATAGTTATCCGGTTCTGGAGTCTGATAAACTACCCGCTCAATATTCTCTTTTGCTCTTTCCTCAACTTTATTTCCAATAGCCAAGATTCGCTTATGCGCATTGACATGGATAGTCTTTTTAGCTTGTGCTGTATATACCTTGCTTTTTGGCATTATGTCACTTCTTTGAGGATTACGCTGTAATGTGGTATCATAGCCTCAGGTCTAGCCCCATTAAAAATAATATCAAACGTTCTTGTAGCAGATCGCAGTTGATTCTTTGACACAAGTTTACCTTCGTTAGTTGCGTTGATAAAACACGAGGTAGCCACTATAAACTTGAAATTGGCTATAAGCGTCTCTTTGTTATACTCCATTGATTCGTCTGCAGACAAAGGTTGTAGTGATCCATCAAGCGTCTGTATGGCTGTCCATGTATCTATCGGCGTCATGGATGCACTGTTCGTTGTCGTTAATTCATACAGTGTCAACGTTGTTTTAGGTCCCGGGAGCAATGACATGAGACTTGCTGGTATTGCCATCTTTATTCACTTTCCTTTTCTTGCGCTTATAACTGACTTTGCGCTTAGGATTCTTTTTCTTTGGTTTCATAGATTTACAATAACGCTATTGACTTTATCACTATATTTTATTGGATTATCCGCATTAAAATTGAACTGCTTTAATATGCCGAGAATAAACTCTTGATTGCTTTTTGCAACATTATAAAAATCAATTTTCATAAATGATAATTCTTTGGCTTCACAGATATTCTGCCCATGCTCATAAAAGTTTTCCTCTAATGGTAATTCAGAATCCAAAACCCTCGTTTCCATCATATACTCACCCGCCTATTTCTTTCAATGATCCCTTTTATCATCGGATTGGCTTCAATTGCCTGGGCATATTCTATCATTATATCGCCAGTTTCCCATCGCTTCACACCTTCGGCATTGCTGGTTTTTTGAGTATATAAATACTTAACAAGTGACTTAACAGCCAATACAATATCTTTTGGTGTTGACCCTGCTGTATAGCTAACCGATATATTCTGACTGCCATAAGGAAACGAAGCCTCAATACATTCCAATTCTGATATTAGCTTGAAAGTAATAGGAACGCCTATTAAAAGATAGCTATACGACTCAGCTACATCCCACGAAGTAACGTCAAGCTGTTGTGGAATCAATGAAGTTGTCTTTTTGTCATTAAGGTAAGTTTGGGATATTTGAGCAGACCAACCCTGAGCGGAATAAGTGTTTATCTTTGTTACCAATGTAGATAATGTCGCATAGCTGGCTATCGCTATGGCATTGGTTGAATTGCCAGCCCCGCCTGAGACGGTCAGGGTGACATTAGTGGCGTCTACAACAACCGATGCAGTAGTGGCGTCTGTGAGCGTATTCTTGATGCCGATGCACTCCTCTAGCGAACATGATACCCTTGAAACTGCTGTTATAGGGAGGTGCCTCAATCTCATTCTGAAAATACCCAAACCATCATAAAGCTCATTGAGATAAGTCGTTGACTCAAATGGCTTGTCACATTCATTCTTAACCATCTGCTCAATGCCTTCGTGGATAGCTTGCGTAACTACGTCATAACTAGATGCGCCTGTATATGCGATTATGTCTGCACTGCTTACTATTGACATGATTAAAACTTCCTATATGCTTCGAGTAAATCGGTCTTATATTTCTTAGCTTCTTCTATTGTCTTAAATCCATAAGCGATTGGATAATGCGATCCGCTCATCGTAATAACCTCCACAACAAAATCGCCTGTTGATGTTTCTTTTGCTATAAAACACTCTACTTTTGATAAGTCAACATTATATAAACCATCTTCGCATTCAAGAAAAGTTGGCAGAATTTGTATTATTTTCATATCACACCTCATTTATAAAAACGTGATCGCATGACTATAAAAGGGGAGGACTATGCCATGCGACCAGTTCCTGAGAGGGAGTTATCAACTCAGATTTATGCTCCCTTTTAGTCTATGTCAAATTCCATAATTCCCTCAAGAGCGTCAACATCTGATAATGATTCAATTCCCTTTAATTGCGATTTTTTTATCATCGGAAAGGGGATTATTATCTCTTGACCCATCAGAAAGTTGTTTACCCTCATATTAATTTCATTTTGGGAAGGCTCTTCGCCTTCTGGAAGGTCCTCTAAATATCTCTCTCTAATTGTCTTTACAGATTCATCGATGATTAGCCCTTCTTTTAATAAAGCCTCTCTGATGCGCTTCATTAGAACCAATAGCTTGTCATCATCTACCTTTGCTGTTTTCAACCTAGAGAAAATCATCATCAGCGGCGGATTGCTAAAGTATTGAATCGCCTTAAACTTGATGTTGCCGTCATTGATATTTACTACGTTATCCATTTTTGTTTAACTCCCTTTTTATATATCCTTTCTACTTAGGATTACTTTAGAATATGGTTTTATATTTCCATCGGCAAGACCTTTTTCGTATTCTGATAGATTTGCTATTCCGCCCGCACGCAGATCGGACATAAAACCGTTGACAATTATCTCTTTATCCTCTGGCGATAACTCCAATTCCCCTTTTTCCAACGCTTCTATTTCTCTAAGATAGAATGTTTTAATTTCGCCAGTAACCCGATTTTCAATATTCAGCCTTACTGGCGCGTAAGTTGCATTTGAATTATCAACTATTTCCACTATTTTTTCCATTGTCATTTAACTCCCTTTTTAATTAATGTTAAGCGTCTGTTTCCTCAATGTAGACGTTCATTGTGACTTTCCATTTTTTGCCAACAGGAACTTGCTCTACCATAACATGAACTGGCGCCTCAGGGACGCCATACTCATAATGTATCCAATGTCCAGCAGGAACATCAACAGCCTCCGATCCGTGTTTTGATATTTTTGCGCTTATTGTTTCCATTGACAATATAATAGCCATTCAAATCACCTCTCATGCATCTGATGCCGTTGCACCTGCCAAAATGTAATAAGATGTGCCTGCAACATCTATCTTTATTTTAACCCCGGCGCCGCTTAATACATGCCCATGTTCGTGCAATGTCGCACCATTAGTGCCATCGCTATTAGCAAAATCTAGCACGTTGGTTATATCGTTATTGAAACTGATACCATTTGTCCATCCAGCGCCTGCGGCTACGTTTGCATCGATCTGTATTGCTGCCGCCCTCATAAATGCACCATCGCCTGTTGTAATTTCAACTCCATAATGCGTTCCGGTTGAACTGCCCGATTCGTCCAATGCCCTAAATGCTTTAACATAGCCTGTCGCTACCGCATTATTCTTAGAATGCGCTTCAAGCCCGATAACGTCAACGACGCTAACCGAAGGATCATAGTTTTCTGCGGTGATAGTTGCACCATTGACAAATCCGCATGAGCCTGTCCTGTTTCTAGCATTTATATCTAATCCACGCACACCAGAATAAATCCCGGAAACCGATCTATTCTGAGCACTGATTTTCAATGCACAATCAGGGTTTCCGTCATTAGTCGTCCACGCTACGTCACGAAACGTTTCTATATATACAGCACCGGCACGCATACCTCTATCTACCACAACTGGCTCAGAATAAACGTATAACGAGATGCCATTCCAAGTAGTCGGCTTGGTTGCGATACCGAGTTGGTTCGCCGACTCGTCCCAAAGCATATAGTTATCAACAGACGTTCCCAAAAACTTAACATCGATGCCGTTATATCCTATCCGCGCATCGCCAAAATAATAGATCGACCCATTTGCGTTTACTGATTCTCTTATATACCCATTGCCATTTGCTAAAACTCCGCCTGTATAAGAATGTTCGTTTGCCATTATAATCTTCTTAAACGCCTCTAAATGCGCTTCTGGTTTACTTTATCCGCCCTGACCATTTTGTCTTTATCGGGGCGTTTAATATCTTTTGTTTCTATTTTATCAACGATATTGCCAAACTGAGAATATGCCAGTTCGGTTATATCCCGAATTTCACCTTTTTTTATGCCCATATACTGCTTATTAAACCGAACTAGCATAAATTCTCCTTATCTCAAGTCTCAAGTTCCGTGTCGTCTTTTTATGCAGGCTTGCTCTTTGCGTTCTTTACCCAAGTCTGGCTTACCAATGCGGCTTGTGATGCGGTTTCCGTGCATACCACCCTAACGCTGTTATAAGTAGCACTTAAAGCAAATGCCGGTATTTCTATCTGCACGATAGTATTATCAGCCGTGCCTAAGTGCGCTCCAGTATATCCCGCTAAATCCACATAAGACCCCAAGTTTATACCTTGCTCAACATGCCAAGCTAACACGGCGCTGTCGTGTGCTGTTCCCATGAAACAGACCGCTACAACCGAAACAGCATCTTTTAGGTATATGCCCGTTCCGTTTGCTCCGGTGTTATTTAGCGTCTGTGGCGGAATACCTATCGTATCCAAATCCAAGTTATCAGTAAGTTTATACATCGTTTCTAGTCTCCTATATCTATCGAGCTTTTATCTTAGCCCTTTAATCTTTAATCATTTATGTCAACACTACGATAGGTCCGAGCGTATCTCCGCTGTTTGCAGGAGTCAAGGCGCTTGACCACCAGCATTGACCATCGACATACATCAATATTCTGAAGGCGGTTTGAGCATAGTCAAATCTCAGATGTATGCTTGGAACCATGCCTGAACCTGATGCGCTGGCTGTTCTGCCGAATAGATACTGCTTTAAGTTAGCCAATATAAAATCGCCTGCTGTTCCCAGCGCCGGGCAATGCTCGGTTTCAATTACTGGCTTGCCATAAATGGTTCCATAAGGCGCTTGACTGAATCCTCCCGGAGGCATGTATACAAGTTGTCCGCCGAGACCAACAACGATATTGGCTGTCATAAGGTCAGGAACGGCATTTGGTGAGATAAGAAATATCGCATCGCCTTTAAGGTTCATTGGCATTCTTGCCCACATTGCTGGTATATCAACACCCATGATATGACTTGCAGTGTCTCTGCTATGTGATATTTTGCAAGCGGATGCAAGCAATCCTCGTGGCTCACCAGCGCCTGTCCCATTGATGATCTTCTGATCAAGTTTCCACTGGATAGCATTTTGGAACATCGGTTCAAGCAAGGACGTTAAGCTCTGCGGTGAGAACGTCATCATTTCGTCAGTGACGTAAGCCAAAGTTGTCAGCTTATTCGCTGTCAACGTCACTTCGCCAAAGACAGGCTTGGATTCAGTCAGCAAGGCTTCTTCTGACTTGAAATAACTGACAATAGCGCCATAGACCGCTCCACCTGCATGGGTTGTGCTGACAATCGTTGGAACATGAGCTATCGGGCTTGACATATCAAATTGGAATGATCGTCCCGCTAGATTGATTAAGTTCGGATCGAATTTGAGCAAGTTCGGGATAAACTGCTCTGGAATGGTAAATCCGCCTTCGCTATCGTCCCACACCTGCATACCATCGCCAGCGGCTTTGGCTCTTTTCTCTTTCTGGAAAACCTGATGTTTCACAAGTCTGTCATCAACGCCACGATTCTCTCTAGCCACAGCTTTGGCAAAATCACCAAGATTTGTGAACCCAAAATCATTCTTTGGTTGTTGCTCCGTTGGCAATTTCTTTTCCGTCAAGGCGCTGTCAAGTTTCAGAACATCCGCCTTTAACGCGGCGATCTCTTTTTCTGCTTCAGCAAACTGTGTTTTAAGCTGACCATTATCCGCTATAATAGAGTCAATGGCTTTGACCTGCTCCGCTTCTGGCTTGCCAAGTATTGCCATGATGCCTTTTTTCTGATCATCGGTCATACCCTTTATAATTTCTTCTACACTAGATTCTGCTAATGTTTTTGGCATTTTAGTTCTCCTATACATACGTTAAGTATTTCTATTTATGCGTCATCTCCCACGCTGACTAATATCTCCTCATTATCACCGATAACGATAATATCTCCCTCAGCGTCTAATGCGTCTACTACGATCCCTTCTGAATCGGGATCAAGCTTTTTATAAGCATTTATAATAATTTCTTTGAATTTTGGTGTTTCAATCAATTCGTTTATATAAGCGTCTATCATTTCTTTTGTCGGCTCTTTAATCACATAGCTATCCCTATTAATCGTCTGCTGTTTTGGCTGTGCCTTAAAGCTCTTTATAATAGCCATAGCGTCTTTAATGTCGCCAGCATCTGCCAACATCTGCTCATAGGCTACCATCGCTTCTGGATTACATGGAACGTTGACGGCGCTGTATTCATATAATTCTTGGTCAATAAACTCATAGAAAGGCTTTTTGATGCCATCTGCCTCTGCATCGAATATGCGCTTGAACCAATTAAACCCAACGGAAAAGGCGTCCATGTCGCCCTGCATATACAATTCACCAACAGCCAGGCCGTGCATTTGTGGACCCATGCGCCCCCTAGTATAAAGCCCGACTATATCGCCCTCCGTCTTTGGTCGTGTCCAGTATGGCTTGCCGATTGCCAATTCCTCGTAGTCATGAAATAACAATAGCTTAGCCTTGCCAAGTGATGGTTTGCGCCAACCGCTAACTCTGATTATTTCACCCACACGATCAACCGCTTCTGTGCTTACCCATGCCTCAAACTCTATGATGGGCTTGCCCTCAAAATCAGCACGCCAAACTTTAGGCGTTTGTATTGCCTTTGATAAAAATTCACCTTGACTCATTTCTTCTATCATAATATCACCTCAAATAATACTCGTTTACAACTGGCGCCAAGCAGCATCTATCCGATGGGTGTGCAGGAGGACGCTTAATCGCTTCATAGTTAAACTTGAACGTCTCTGTGCCGTTGCCATTTAACTTTGGTAACGTGATAGAAGTCCCTTGCTCAAACCATGTGCCGCCCAAAACCAGTATCTTTCCGTTCATATAAGAACAGAAAGAACAGTTATGAACCAGAACCCCATTAGCATAATAGCTGTGTGCTTTTTCAACAGTTAAGTCGTATACAATTAGTGATTG